ACAAAGTTGTGCTTGGTTCTGAAAAAGGTAGGTTAAAAAACTGATCTCTAATGTTTCCGCCTGGTGCATCGACATCTCTGAACTCTCCAGGTTGTATTGGTTGGTCGTCATCTCTAACTCTAATCCCTCTAGACTTAAATCCTGCCGGTAAATTTTTTAATGTGCCTGCATCAATTAATTGTCTTAGAGCAACAGTGGCAGCTCTAGATAAACCACCTATTGTATGTATCAAACCAAAACCATAAAAACCTAATCCTGGTAAAAATTTGTAATGTACGAAGTATTCTATCTTTGTATAATTTGGATCATCTACCCTATAGTTTCTATAAATAGATAAAACCTCCCCTGAGCTTTCATCAATTGTAACAATGTAAGGAATCTTTATCGCTTTTTTAATTTTATTATCAAAATTTTCATAATCATCTAAATTTAATTCAACATGCATTTCTAAAATTGTGTGGATGTAATCTGTAAATCCTGGTTTTACTCCGTCAAGTTCATCAATCTTTTGTTCAAGATCAGTTTGTTCTGTTTTAGGTTGAGGTAAATCTAAGTTCCTATAAAAACCTGCAGCCATTTTCTTATTGACTTCGTTTTCACTCATTTTAATTACATGAGTTATTCTTCCAGCATCTTTTAAATCTGATGCATAGTAAGGAACGACTAAGTCTTCTGCTGGAACAAACTTAGATACAGGTCTTTGTAAAAATTCATCATAGTAAATTTTTTTAAATGTAGAGCCTGACAATGGTAAATAATATAACATTTGATCCATATCAGTTGTATAATCTTCCATCTTCTCCATAAGAAGATAATTCATATATTCTTTGACTCGATCAGCTTGTTGTTCGGTGGCCGGTGTACGAATACCTAGAACCTGTGTTCTTACTGGACCATCACTTGGTAATAATTCTTTGTAAGCAGAAGCTTGAAAAGTTGTAGCACTCTCACTTAACAACGGATGGGTGACACCGGAAGCTCCCTTAAAAGGTCTTGTCTGCTCGCTATACTTTACACCTAAAAGATCTAAACCTTTTGTATAACCCTCTTCCCATTCTTTTCTAGACTCTTTGTCCTTCTTATATTCACCAATTAATTCTAACCCTAAACGCCTAAGCGTTCTTTCATCCATGTCTTCTGCTAAGTTAGCATTGAAGTCATCATTGATTTGTTCTTCAACAGGTTCCTCACCCTCAACAGTTACATCAACCTGTTCAACACCAGGAGATACTTCATCTACTATCTCCTCAACCTTCTCAGTAATTTCGTTATTTTTTTCAACCGCCATATTGTACTAAGCCACCTTCTTTTTTATATAATTTTTGGGTTTGTAGCATTAATGGAGATACTTTAACACCATAAGCTTCACCATACAAGTTTAAATCATACTTACCTATAAATCTCGTGTTTGCTTGTTGCACCTCAAAGGCATCAGCATGATATTTTATCTTATATTCTTTTTCGCCCATCGTAACATTTTTGAACTTTACATCTTTATAGGGTTTATTTGGGTCAGACAAACTAAATTTTATTTTACCTGCTTTTGTGTCGAATAGCTGTGCTTGTTTTTTCATTTCAGCAGGTATGACAGCCAAAGACTTACCTTTTATTGTTTTGCCACCATTTGCAAAACCATAATTTTCTATAGTCCCTAAAGCTTTACCACCACCAGCACCTCTGCTCATATAGTTTGTAGGTATAACAGCAACATAATCAAATTTTTCTCTTGCCGCTTTGTTCAATAAATATTTAATAGCATAATTATTGTAACTGGTTCTATCTAACAAAGGATAATAATTTGCATCGTATGTATACGAACCAGTTGATACTTCTCCAACTTTGCCTCTTCCTTTTCTAATTAAAACTTTATCAATTGATTTTATAGCTCTAGCTGCTTGATCACTCTCTAATCTACCCATATTACCAGCAATAATTTTGTCTCCAATTTTTTTTCTCGCATCTAACAAAAACGCTATCTCAGTATCTTTTTGAAAAGGGTTTGATCTAACTTGTCCGTCATAACTTGGAATTTTACTTCTTCTCAAAGCTTTAGCAATGCCTTGTTGTGTATCTGATTGTATTTCATGAATCATTAAAATTTTATCACCGTTTGGTGCAAATCTCGTATCGTATCTAATATGCATAATAGGGTTTTCCAATCCTTTATCCTTATAGTGTCCAAAATATTTTGTTGGATTATTACCAGGTATATCTTCGGGTAAAGATATTACAGTTTCTCTGTAGTTCTGCCCACCTCTAAAAGTGTAACCGTCTTGATCCTCGTATTGGGGTCTTCTTAAATTTTTTCTCACTCGTTCTAAATCATCAAATTCAAAATCTAATTGTTGAAGTTCTTTTTTAAATTGAGGGTACCTACCCATTAACATTGAAATATTAGGTTTAGCAGGTATTCCCATATTTAATGCATCTGAATAACGATTTAAAAGTCGCGACAGATCTGGATCGTTTACTTGATTATTTATTTTATCAAAAGTGTTTTTAAATTTTTGATATAATCTTTTTTTGACTGGTTCAGTTAACGAGTTAGAAAACTCAGTAGCTTGTAATCTATTAACTGGATTAAGTCTTACTAAATCAGTCAAAACTTTACCAGGTAATTTTACTCCTGCTAATTTAGCTGCATGTAACACACCGCCTGTAAGTTCACCTGTTGGAGAGAAAGCTGCAATATTAGAATCAAATAATTCTTCTAATGGAACTGTTGTTTGTTTACCAGCTAGATAACCTGATGTATTGTCATAGTTAAATTTTACTGGGTTTAATACTTTTTCTTTATAATCTTGTCCAAATATTTTTAAGTTTCTTTCTCTTCTGTCTGTTAAAAACTTCATCCATTCGTCAGCAGTAAATGTGCCAGGACCCTTTTGTGTAATACGGTCATACAATGCACTTCCAAACATTAAATTTTGATTTGGTGGTGTGCCCATTTGTAAAGCCCCTGTTCTCGGAGGAGTGGGGTATTCTTGAATAGCTAAATCTTTTCTTACAGTTTGTAATGCAGTGCCTTTAGTCTCTTGTGGTAAAACTTGTTTTGGTTGGTTTTGTACACGCTGTATAGCGCTAGGATCAACGACATCCTTTTTTTGTTTTTTTAATAGTGCTGAGATTCCTCTTTTGAAAAGATCCTTGAGGGCCATAAACCCTCCTAGTACATTTTCGTAGGTTTATTTCTACCTAGTTTGCACTTAACTTTTACAGACTTACCTGATTTCATTCCTACTGGGTTTGGTCTCATCATCATGCCACCGCCATAATAAGCCATAGGTTTTTGCATCATCATGCCACCACCCATTTTTTTCTGTATTCTTGGTGTAATAGGTTTTGGTTTCAGTGGTTGACCGTATCTGTCTTGTGGTTTAGGTCTAATTACACCAGGTCCTTTTGGTTTAATAATTCTGCCTCGTCTTGCTTTCAACACTCCACCCCGCTTCATCGCGCCACTTAAAACAATAGGACCACTGATACCTTGCGTGCCTAGTTTTTTCTTTTTAAACAATTCAACAAGCATGCTACCTATACCAGCAGAACCTTTACCTTTCATTGATACATCTTGAGGTGTTGCAGTTGCTGATCTTTTTCTACCTAGAAGTTTTTTTGCCCCACGAGCTAACATACCAACTACAGCTTTTTTAACTTTGCCTGGTTTCATTTTCTCATCTTGTAAACCCATGCCTCTGCCTTTAGCTTTTTCAGCTCTAAGAATTTTAAAATCTTGTGCATCTATTTTGTTATTTTTGTTTCTATCTAATTTAGCTTGGCCACCTGTTAAAAATGAACCTTGCTCTTTAAGTTTTCTCTTTCTTCTCTCTTCAGCTTTAAGATCTGCTAAAGGATCTTTTTTACCCTTACGGGGATCTAAAGTAGATTTATTTTTAAATTTCTTATCCATTATTTAACTCCTTTAAAATTTCCACCTCTAAGGGCTGCACCCATACCTCTGCACACGGCACCGCCTGATACCATGCCTTGTGCTTTTAATTTTCTTGTAGCTTCAGTTAAGCCACCGCCCATTTTTTTCTTAGGTTTAGCTTTTTGTTCATTCTTTTTCATTTTAGATTTTAAAAATTGTTGTGCAGCGACTCCAGCAACAGCTATAGGTAAAACTATTCTACCAATTTTAGTAGCTTTGGCTGCTTCCATTGCTCTTTTTTCTAATGCTTTTCTTTGATTAAATTGTGCAGGTGTTTCGCCTGGTCTGAAACCTTTTGCTTTTCTAACTCTTTCAATACGAGTTAATGTTTTTTTATCACCACTAAAAACTCCACCTTTATCCATCTTTGGCATCTTATACCCTGGTTTCATTGTTTCTTGTAAAAAGTAATCCATAGATCCAGGTTTAGGTCCTGTTGGTTTTTTCATTTCTCCTTTTGCAGGACTCTTAGGTTTGGCCTTGCTTTTCTCTTTTTGTTTTTTAATTCTATCTTTCGCAGATTCTAATCTTGCCCCTGCAGCAGTGCCTAAAGCTTTAAGTGATGGTCCTCCCATCATTTTTCCTGATTTCGCCATAGTCTTTTGTTCCAGAACTTTTTGTCTTCTTTTAAATTCTTTAAAATCATCCATGAGTTTTTGTCGGCCTTCCATTCTCTCTTGTCTGCTTCTGCCCTCTAAATATTCTTTAAAAGTTATGTCAGCCATAATATCTATAATCCTTTTCTATCTTAAAATTAGGTTCGTCTATTGCATCAGAATATGTTGTAACAAATCCACCTTCTCTGAATCTTATCACCGCTTGGGTCATAGAGTCAACATAGTCATCGAATTGTCCGTGAGGAAATGCAGCTACCTCTTCAATAACTTCTTGGGCAAATTTCTCATCTGTAGGTGCAAATACCATTCCAGACTCAAATACAGGTGCAACAGAGTTAATTCTAGTGTGTTTATCTCTACCTTTTGCGGGAACATAATCTATAACAGGAATACCTGCTCTTCTTAGTTCATGGATTAAAGGCTGTCCCGAAGCTTTAGCTTCAATAATAGTTGTCTCCGGTTGCCAGTATTCATATTGCTCTAATGCTAAATTTTTAAGATCTGGAAAATCGAACCTTCCTTTTATTGCGTCTAATAAAATAATACAATCTTCATATCCCTCTGCCGGTTGAAATATACCCCATGTTGTTATTGCAGAGTAATCAGCAGTTTCTTTTTTAGAATATGCAGTATCATAACTTTGGATAACATGTTTAAGAACCGGTATCCGTTCTTCGTTCCATGGTTGCCACCAATCTCTTTTAATGATTGCACCTTCCTCTGAAGTTGGATCTTGCATGTATTGTGCATTCCAGTTTTTCGCAGTCACTGATGCTTTAACTTTTTCTAATTCTTCTAGTGGCCAGTATTCAGGCCATACAGGATTACCTGAAGGAAGTATTGCTGGAAAATTTATAACGCGCCACGAATCTGATTTAGGTTCAGATTGTGATTTGATGAGCCTTCCTGTTAGATCGTCAGTAGCCCATCTTGTCATTACAACTACGATTGAGCCTCCTGGTTGAAGACGCTGCCTAGGTCCTGATGAATACCATTCGTAAGCTCTTTCCATAGCAGAGTCAGACATTGAGTCTTGTTCTGTATGTGGGTCATCGATAATAAGAAGATCCGCCCCTCGTCCTGTGATTGAACCGCCTACCCCCGCTGCAAAATATTCTCCACCATGATTGGTCTCCCAACGGCCTTTAGCCTTACTATCTTCCCTGAGTTTAACATCTCCGAAAATACTTTTATAGTCTTCGGTCTCCATTAAGTTTCTAACTTTACTACCGAACCGCGAAGCAAGTTCAGCGTTGTGAGATACTTGCATAAGTTTCATTTTGGGATTTTTACCGATCATCCAAGCAGGAAATAAATATGATGCAAACTCTGATTTGGTATGCCTTGGTGGCATATTCACAATAAGGCGTTTAGATTTTTTAGAGGCTATGTCTTGAAACTCATCCGCTATGATTTGATGGTGCCCCCAGTTTTTTGGGTCCTTTGTTTCTCTACAAATAAAATCAGGCCACATGGCTTTCACAAATAATAGAAAGCTGTCCTGACATAATTTTATATACTCAATCTGCTTCTTAAGAATTAAGGTTCTTAATTCATCATCTGTTAATTGATCTAATGTGCTCATCTCAAAGTTTTGTTTTCTTGGGTCCCTTTTATCATATCGTTTCAGCATACACTACTTCTATTCGACTTGCTATAAACTCTTGTAATATACAAGTACCTTGTATATCAACGCAGACTTGGTAGAAAAAATTAAGATATGCAGGTTGTCGGTTTTGTTGAGCCTTCTATATAGATACACCGATAGCCCATAAGGGCTATCGGTTTTGGTTGTAGTTAGCTACTTAACTTCTCAATTAAATAACTAAATTTTCTTACAATCCTCTTTTTAAAGTCGTCAATTAAAGGGTTGCCAGTATTTTCTAATATTAACTTCTCTACCTCGCCCTCTAACATTTTATACATTACTTCATAATTTAACTTGCTGATTGCGTCGGGTTCTAGTTTGACATTGTCAGTAAGTTGAGTATTAGCCGATTGCTCGGCTAATACTTTTGATATGTTCATTAAACTATTTGTCATTGTTATCACCAATAGCTTTAAACTCATTATATTCAATTTCGGTACAAAACTGATTAAATAAGTCATTATGTTTTATTTTGAAGTTCGCTGTTTCAAACTTTTTTCTTTTTCGTTTGATCTTTTGAACACCAAAACTACAACCATTTTCATCTTGTACAATGATCAAGTTTTGATTTGTTCTTCCAAACACATCAACAACATTTTGTTTCATTGTATCTAACTCTTTAGATAAACGATTAAGTTGTAGCTTATTAACAGCATAAGCCAAGATGACTTTTTTCTCATCTGACTTTAGCTTCTTTATTGCATTACTCATTGTTTTCCTTTTGTTAGTGTTAAGTAATATCTTGTCTTATCATGTCCCATACAAACATCAATACATATTTGTGTCCATTTTGGGTTCTGTTCATTATGGGTTTTCCACAGACAAAACTAGAACAAACTAAATACAAAGTTCAAACTTACAATATCAAACAACAGTAAGATGTAGATAACCCACAATGGCGAGGTGTATAGAAATAAGCCGACCATTACCAAGAGCAAGTATAAACGACAGTCTTGCCGTCTTTGATTGCTTTCTTACAAAAGTCCACGAATTTCAAGTCTTGTGATTTATATTCTTTCACACTCTCTTCTTGAAATTGCTGACCCCAAAAGAACCCATCAGGTGTGAACGAGTTATAGAAATTAGATTTAACTTCTTTTTCTAAATCCTTGACGACATCTTCGGTAATATAAACTTCATCATATCCGTTCATACCGAGATGAGACATATCAAAAGGGTTAAACTCTTTGTCCTTTTCCTTTTCCTGTTCTTTCTTTAGTTGTACCTCGTTTTGTTTCTCAAACATTTTATTCATAAATGTTTGAAGTCTTGCGTGCTTTCGCCAAACAAAGACATCTTTCTGTTCTTCTTGGCTTTCCTTCTCATCATCTGAATAGTATTTTTTCCAGTTTATCTTTCTATTACGAAGATGAGCATATTGGTCTAGTCCCATATTATTCTCCTTTGTTATCTCCCTTGTCTTATCATATCCCACCGATAAGTCAAACAAAAAAATACACCAGCCGTGCGTGGTCTGGGATCCATCCACTTTAGAAAGGTTCTAAACAAGACCCACCCCAGCGAGAACGAGCGAGAACTTTACCACGCTGCCACCACAGTAAGTACCAGCAGCCCCAGCACTGGCATCGTATACTTCGGCCAGAGCAGAGCGAGAATTAAAACGAGAGAGGTCATTCCAGCATCTCCTGTGCCGAAGCTGCAGGAACTTTTACCTCCGATTCTTCCCAGCTGTTACCATTCGCAATGCAGCGAGAGCCCCGGGCACCGGTCAGTGCATAAGTTCTCCCTGCCTTCGGTCGGTCTTCCTTCTTGAGGATACGGTTTTCGCTGCCCATGAAACCATCCTTATTCTTCCTGTATATCCACTTAGTCATTATCATCCTTTCGTTCTTAAGTAGCGTCACTTCAGTTTTTATTTGTTTCAGGCCAGAGCAGTGATCAACCCTGGATTAGCCATCATGGTCCAAGACTCCTGAAGTGCGCAAATCATACATAAGACCAGATGGGATAAAAGTCAAGAAGAATTTTCAGGAGATTCCAGCTGCGTAAGGTTACAATCAGGATACTAATGTAACCCCATTATCACAGTTCTATCTTAAACGAGAACGAGCAGTACACTAATAGTACTCCCAGCTCAGGAGACCCAGAAGGGGGCTCAACGGAAAACAATGATAGAAAAGTTGGCCCCCGAGAACGAGAATAAACGAGAATCAGATGCCAGACAAGTCCGTGCTGCAGAGGCTACCCTGATGCATTTCTATTTCTTTAGCGATCCGTTGATCTTCGGCACGAGAACGAGAACGAGCTTCCCCAGAATCCTGAAGGATGGACCAGAGTGCACGCTGCACCAGCGGCCATTTTACGGGAAACGAGAACGAGCACCGAGGTTTCAGTAAACGAGAATCAGTAATCGCGGACAACGGTCTGTAGAGTTTCAATTTGCTCTCTGAGAGGGTCTCATTG